ATCGAAAAGTTTAGTTGACTACCGGTTACTGTAAAATTAGCTTTACCTACTAATGATACTGTTCCAGTAGATTCGTTTATTCTAGAACCAGTAACATTAACAAAAGCGTTAGGGTTAAAACCGGGATCTCCAAAAGGAGACGCTGCAAAGGGTGTTCCTCCAAAATACATATAATATATCCTTAAAAGGAGACAGGGGGTATGTGGTGGTGCCCTGCCTCCATCTAAGAATTATATCATCGTTTAAACCAGGAAGGAAGACCTAAATGTGGACGCTTGTCGAACATGTTATCCTTCGATCCAGGTGTTTTACGATTGTTATAATGCAGAAAAACTTGTACGCATTCTTTGCCTTTGAATTTTTCTCTCCAATGTTCTAGCTCACAACCAGAATAAACCAGCATATCTCCTGGTTTTAAATCTACTCTCACACCTTTCTTACCTTCTTTTCCAGACGGTTCTAGATATATTGGCCAATCATCACCACCAAGATTCATAGTTGTAGATATCTCACAACTAAATCTATCTTTGTGTCTTTTTAAAATATCACCTTTTTTATATATTCTAGCATATGTATAAGCTGGATATAGTTTTAATCCTGTTGCCTTTTCCATTTCTGGTTGACACTTAAGTAGTAAAGTTTCCATAGCCATATTAGAGTATTGAGAATAAGTATTTGGAATCTGTCCATCAGTGGGTTCATATTCACCAATTATATTTTCAAATGGTGAAAAGTATCTAGCCTGTCTACAAGTATCATAAACTTGTTTCTGCATTCTAAAATAATTTGCAATAAATATCGCAAGATCTTTTGATATGGCTTTTCTAATCACTGTATACTTTTTCTTTTTAAACATCTTTAGCCATCTCTTTTGGCACTGCTTGTATATTCCAATGTATAAATCTAAATGGTTCTATACCAAAATCCACTGCATACTCGTGTTCTAAGTACCCTGGAAATATAATTAATGTTCCTGGTTTAGGCCTTACATGAAATATTTCGTGACCAGGCCATACACCTTTTAAGTCTGGTTTCATTTTTAATTTTGTACATCTTGCACCAGTCTTTGGTTCGTGAAATATAGGATAAGAAGTTTTATCACTACATTTTAAAAAATAAAATCCTGATACATGTTGATTCCAATGTATGTGTGCACTGTGATGTCCACCACCTTTTTTAGCAAATTCTTGTACCCATAGTTCACTAAACATAGTTGTGTATTGTGACATATCATAACCTTGATGATCTAAGTACTCCCAAGATTTTTGACCAATGTAATTTCTAAAATCTAAAAAATCATTGTCAGCTGTAAGTGGTGTTGAGTGATATGATCTTCCAAAGTCACCGTGTTTTTTTATAAATTCTTTTTCTCTTTTACGAGCATCAGAAATATATTTATTACTTGCTTTGTTTAAAGATTTAACAAACTCTGGTTTTTCTTCACTCCATATTACAGTTGGAAAATAACTATTTATAAACATTATCTAAAAGGCCTCCCTAAATTCCATACCACAAGACTATATCTTGTGCCTGATGTTACTGGTTTAACTCTATGCCACACAAAACTAGGAAACACAATAATAGAACCTTTTGGTAATATTTCTTTACACTGTATTCTGTGTTTTGATTCGTCTCGCATATGTGGATCATAGTTTCTAAAATCAAATTCTAATTCACCACCTTGATATTCTGATCCATCTGTTAACTGACAGGTCATAGATAGTTTTCTAATTTTACCTTTATCAGGTCCTTCTTTTTCATAAGCTTTATCCCAACTATCACAATGCCAATCGTAATATTGATTTAACTTATATTTTGTAAACTGACAAGATTCAGATCTATCCCATTCAAAATTCCAACCAGCATTTTTATTGGCTTCATGAACATATGGGTGTATTTCTTTGTATATCCAAGTATCATTTAACCATACTAAATCAGAGTTTCTTTTTCTTTTTAAATCCAAAACTTCTTGTTTATTTAATTTTTTATCACCAAACCCACCTGTTCTAGCCATAACTTCTTTTTTATTATTAGCATATTTAATAACATCATCACAAAATTTAGGTGTTAGCGCAGATTTAAAATACCAATAATAATTAGATATATTCATATGTTATAGTTTGCACAAAATTTAAACTATCCTTTTGATTATTAGTTATGTAATACATATTAGTTGATGGAAACATAATAAATTTGTTATTAGTTAATGGCATGTCCCAACTTCTACCTTTACGTCTGTTGTCTTCATAATGTATTCGAACATTACAATCTTCGACTTTTACACCATATAGTAATGTGTAATCTGGTGAGTTACGTAGATCTACTGGATCTACATTTAATAATGGAATCGTTGTCTCTTGAGGCTTATAAATATCGCCCCACGTTTCTTTGTTAATTAAATTAACTTCATATTCAACTCTAATATGATCAGAAATATATGTGCTCAACATATCGAATGTTCGTGAAAACGAAAAATCTTTGTTTTGAATTACTGATTGTAAAATATCGCCTGATAATTTATCTCGGTCAATGTCCCAGTCTTTAGGCATTGCCACATCTCCAAAATATAATGCCTGTTCACTTAATACTTTCTTTTGCATACCACCACCCATTTAATACTAATCTAAAGAAAAGTCAACTATTGAGCAACCCAATCAGTTCCGTTCCAATCATAAACAGTTTTTGGATCTGCAGAATCATTTGATTTTACACCTTCCCAACCTTTTGTATTGTCGGCTTGGTAAGCAGTTTCATTCCATGATATTGCCCAATACCATATTGAAGGATCTGCACCATCATTAATTACTGATGGATAATTTATAGGTGCATCCCAAGATGCAGTTGAAGTATTTTTAGTCCAAGATGCATGTGGTTTTTTAGGCCAAAAGATTTGATCATCTTCGTTCCATTCATAACCTATACCTGCGTAGTTTCCTCTAAATGCTTTTGAGTTATCACCAGAGTTATGTGTATTACGCATAGTGTTATATGAAGTTTGAATCCACATTTGTGCAGGCCAATTATTGTGTATTTCTAAATATTGTTGACCTACTGATTCATCTTCAACACCATCAGCATTTAACATATCTTTGTTATCAAGTGTTAATACTTGAAGAACTTTTCCGTTAGCTCCTAGTTTTGCAAAATGTGCCATAATGTTTCTCCTTATATATTAAATTTAACTACCATTCAACTATTGAAATTTATACCTTATCATTACTATACCAGAACCACCTGCTTTTGAACCACTACCATCTGATCCTCCAGCACCACCACCTGTATTTGTGCCTCCTAAACCTGGAGGTCCTTGATCTGTATCTGAACCAGTTCCACCACCACCAACTCCACCTGCTTGTCCTGATCCACCATTACCACCTCCAGCTCCACCACCTCCAGAAAAATATCTTGTTGACGATACAGGACCTGGTGTTCCAAAACTTGGAGCACATCCTCCTATAAAAGCATCTGCTATAAAACTTCCTGCTCCTGCTGTAGAGTCTGTAGCACCATTACTTGGAGTTGCTCCACTTCCAGCTCCACCTCCAGAACCTCCTTTATAAGGTACAGAAGCACCTGTAGATGCTCCATTATTACCTTGAGGAGGACTTACTGGTGGAGTGTTTCCGGATCCTCCTCCAGGATTAGTAGTAGAAGATCTTCCTCCTCCACCTCCAGATCCTCCTGGACCTCCAGAAGTGCTTTGATCGTTTGATTCTCCGTGACCACCTCCTGTAGATGTTATTGTTGAAAATATAGATTGTGACCCTTGATTAGTAGGACCCGATCCTGCTGTTCCACCTGCACCAACAGTTATTGGATAACCTTGAACTGAAACAGGTAAACCTGATGGGTTCGATAAAGGAGACATTGTTGGTGCTGGAACACATCCAACTGAATTAGATACTCTAAATCCTCCTGCTCCACCACCACCTGAGTTTGTTCCACCTCCTCCAGCAACCACAAAATAATCTACTGTGTTTGTACCAACAGGATTTCCTGCACAAGAAACACAAAATGTTCCAGGGCCTGTAAAAATATGTGTTTTAAAATTACCACAAGTTTTTACTGTTCCTCCTGTTGCTGTAACAAAAGCTGGATCAAGTTTTGAACCTGTTTGATCATTAACTGGAACCCATCCTTGAGTTGAGTCTGCAAATATTAAAGTAACAGCAGTTCTGTTACTTTCTATAGCTGAATTAGATGCTACTCCTTCTATGTTAGAGCTATTTCTAGCAATAGTGATTTTATTAGTTGCTGATGTTCCAGCATAATCTGCTACCGATACAATATCTCCAGCGCTGGGTGATGCGGGAAGCGTAACAGTTACAGCTCCTGATGATGTATCTACAAAAAAACCACTTCCTGATGTGGCTGTAAAATTTGATGTTTTAATTGTAGTGTCCCAGTTAACTGTTCCTGATCTACCAAAACCTGATTGTGATGCTCCACTAGCAAGAGAAACTGTATCTCCAGATGCACCAATTGTAATTGTAGTTCCTGACTGACTAATAATTACTCCGCCGTCAGCTGCTTTTAAACTGTTTGATCTTAAATCACCAGTAACTGTAACTGTGTCTCCACTATCTCCTAACTGTGTAGTTCCACAATCTGTTCTTGGTGTTATTTTATTTACTTTTACTTCACTCATAATTAACCTTGAAACTTGTATCTAATTATTACCACACCGCTTCCACCACTTCCATTACTATCCCCGTCAAATCCTGCTCCAGCGCCACCACCGCCACCACCTGTATTAGCTGATGCAGATGATCTACCTGGAGGGTTTGAAGGTGATTGTGATCCTGCACTGTTAGCTGTTCCACCAGTTCCTCCACCACCAGAACCTCCTGATCCACCCGATCTTGGTCCACCTCCGGCACCACCACCGCCACCGCCGCCTCTAGCAACTCCTGATCCTGTTATTGCATTTGTATCTCCTGCACTTCCAGCTGAACCTGCACTACAAGCAGTGGGTGCTCCACCAGCTCCACCTCCACCTGCTCCTGTTCTATCAGGTGCTAGTGGTCTTCCTTTAAATCCTTGAGGGGGTGATACTGGAGGTGTATTACCTGTTCCAGATGACGTGTTGTGATCACCATCTCTACCACCGCCACTACCACCGGGCATATTACCTGGTGTATTACCTGTTCCACATCCTCCACCACCGCCACCACCGGTTGATGTTATTGTTGAAAATACTGAATTACTTCCTCTACTTCCTGTTGAAGCACAATTTGGGTGAGAATTTCCTGGACTTGCCCCTCCACCAACTGTTATTGGAAAAGCTGTCGCTGTAACAGGCAAAGCTGATCCTGCACACATTATACCTGTTGTTGTGGGTCCTGTATAAGTTGATGCAGAATAACGATAACCACCAGCACCACCACCGCCTCCGCCACCACCGGCTCCATTTCCTGCTTCACTACCTCCACCGCCACCACCTCCGGCGATAACTAAATAATCTACTGTATTTGAACCAGCTGCATTTCCTGCATTGGAAACACAAAAAGTTCCTGGACCTGTAAATGTATGAACTTTAAAATTTGTACAAACTGTTGTTACTGTTCCACCAGTTGCTGCAACATATTCTTGAGATACAACTCCTGTAGTAGTGTCATTTACTGCAACCCAACCTTTTGTTGAATCTGAATATACTAAAGTAGATGCTCCTCCGTTTGTAGTTATTTCTCCATCTACTGAAAAACCATTTATAGGTTGTGAATTTCTATCGATTGTAATTTTATTTGTAGCTGCATTAAAACCATAGTCTGCAATTGAAACTATATCTCCTGCACTAGGTGATGTTGGCAGTGTAACAGTTATTGCTCCACTTCCTGAATTTACAAAAAAACCTTGTCCACTTACTGCATCAAAGTTTGATGTTTTAATTGACGTTTGCCAGTCAACAGTTCCTGATCTTCCAAATCCTGATTGTGATGCTCCGCTAGCTAATGATACCGTATCTCCTGAAGCACCTATTGTAATTGTTGTACCACTTTGACTTATTATATTCCCAGCATCAGATGCCTGTAATGCATTTGATTTTTTC